TATATTTTTTCTACCTGTAGTTTCAGATTTCCAGTGTCTTGTACTTTCAGCCATTTTTAAAATGAAGGATCACCTTCTGGTTCTTTATACACAGGAATCTTTTCTTGTCTATATTTTTCTAATATTTCCTCTACTTGCTTTTGTAGTTTAGCAACTTCAAAATCATGTTCTGGTGTAGGTTTTGTATTAGACATAAAGATTACTTCTTAGTTTTTCTCTTTGCACCTTTAGCAGTTTTAGCTGCTCTTTTAAAGTTAGCAGCAGTAGGTGCCCCCGCAGTTCCAGGCTTTCTCATTTTTTCACCTGACCCAGCAGCTATTCTTTTTCTCTTTGCATGTATGTTTGCATAGAGTCCACGTTTAGCGGGCATTTTTTTTTCCTCCTTTTTTCATGCCTCCTTTACAGGAGCCTTTACCTTTGTGTGCCATTTAACATTTCCATTTGCGAAGGGCTAAAGCCTTACGTGTAGGCTTGCCGTTTGGTTTTTTCATAGGACCTTTGACACCTTTCATGCGAGCACAAAATGATCTCTTTCTAGGTCCACCTCCTGGCTGGGGTGCTTTTAAATTACTGCCAGTTTCTCTGTTGTATTTTTCTCTACCAGCTTTTGTAAGGCCGCCAGTTCTACTTTTATGCTTTCCTATTTTTAGGCTTACGTTTTTTTTTGGCATTTGACTTCATTGCTCTAAGTTTTGCTAGATCGTCTGCACCAATCTTTTTTCTATTACCAGCTAAAGATGCCAAACCTTTTTGTTTTGCAGAGTATTTAGAATATGGCATTTAGAATATACCTGGAATAATTTGTCCTGTTAGTGCATAAGCACCTAATGCAGCTATGATGCCTATCATTGCAAGGCGACCATTTGTTTCTTCAGCTACATGCCATCTATCGTTTTCGTGGTTATGATGGGTCATAATTCTTATCGGCGGTTCGTAGGGATAATTGTTTAATAGTTTTTCTAAGTCTTCAGGCTTCATGGTTTAAATTCTGGACCAACACCAGCCTGTACACACCTTCCTTTTTTCTTGTCAAAATAAAAACCAGATGGACACTTAGTGCCAGTTTTTTTTGCTGGTGATTTTTTTGTTTGTTTAGGTGGTTCTCTTAGAGGTGTTGCTCTAGGAGGTTGCATGTCATACATCATTAGAAGTTACCGTTGAATGCATCTTGAATTGCTTTGTTTCTTTTATCTACAGCTCTTATGTACTTAGATGTTGGAGATACGTTCTCCTTTTTTGTCATGTACTTTTTAATTTTTTTTAATACTTTTTTGTATGCCATGATTAAAATTTTAAATCTGATCTATCTAATTTAGCTATGACATCCTGTCTATATGCTGGATCTCTATCATAGCGTGGGTCACTCATAGCTTCTACAAGTTGTGCTTGGCTTCTAAATACATCTGAACTTTGCTTAGATGGTTTGCCTGTTAACATTCTACCTTCATATCCATTTTCATTTTGGTATTTAGATAGTAAGCCATCTACTGCTAGTTGTATAGAACCAGGATCTCCAGTATTTACAAGATTATCAAATGACTTTATAGAATCTTCTGATAAGTTTTGACTTGCCCAATTCATAAGAGTTTTATACTGCTGTTCTCCGCCAACTGAATTATAAATAGCATTTATATCAGTTTGCTGTATAGCAGAATTCATACCCATATCTTTTGCTCGTCCAGCTAAATATGCATCTACTGCTTCTTTTGCTATACCAGCTCCAGTTAATTGGTTGTGCATTTCAGGTGTTATCTGACCATTATTTTTATAAAAATGTTCAGCAATACTGTAAGGATCTACACCTTTTTGTTGAAATAAACTACTAAGAGTTTCACCATAGTGTTCTTTTACAGACTCATAATTAACGTTACCGTCATCATGATACATCTGTGTTTCAGTAGGTTCTTCTACTTCTTGGGTTTCTTGCTCCCCTTCCCTTTCTTGTGATAAGGCATTTTTGTCTCCTAATTTTTTCTGTAGTTCTACGTATGCTCTTTCTAGATCTTCAGCATTTTTATATTTACCAGCAAGTAATTCACCTTGCTGTTCAGCCATTTGTTCCCCAACTTGCAGGGAGTCTTGCTCTTCAGCACTTAGACCTTCAGCTTCAGGGGTATCGTTTACTGTTAAAGTTTCTGCCATTTTATTCTTCTGGTGGTGGTGTTTCCATTTCAGGTTCTGCTTCAGCCATTCCTTCCATCATCGCAGGGTTTTTACTTGGGTCCATCATAGGTGTACCAAGAATCTGCCCAGCCTGTTTGGTCATTTCTTTAGCCTGCATCATCTGTTGTTGTTGCTGCATTTCTTGTTGTAACTTCTGTTGTGTCTTAACAAGATTTAATACGTCTATACCTTGTGCAGCTGCAAGACGTTTGATATATTCACTTGGCTCAATAAATTTCATTAGTGCTTCAGGTCCCATAGTTTGGGCTAACACTTGTACAAACTGAGTTAAGCTTTCTCTGTCTTGTCCTCTACCTAATGCGTTAACACCAGCTACAATTTGTGGTCTAACTAAATCTTTAGGTATCTTAGGTATTTCGTTATTTCTTTGAAGTATGTGTAGAGTTCTGTTGAGATAGGGTATCAAAAATTCTACCGTTAACAAACTGAAGAGTCCGCCAAGTTGTTTCTCTAATTCTAACTGTGTAAGACGTACCTCTTCTGCGGTTGTCCTTTCACTTTGTCTAATTTGTAAAACGAGAAATGCTTCGTTAATTCTTCTTTCTAAATTGGAAATCATTTCAGATGCTGTTCTGAAGTCTGCGGTCTTTCCAACTTGAACGACTTGTACATCCTCCGCCCTTCCCTGAACTATGGCTCCATTTCCAGCTTCTGCAAGGGTTTTTGGCTTCGTAGTTGAAGAGGGACTGACTAGAAAAATTACTTTCGCAGCCGCCGAACTGCCTTCCGTTAATGCTTGAGATAAACCTTCTAGAGATTTAAAATCACCAAGAAACTCTTCTACTCTGCCACGTCCATAGTCCTCACCGTCAACGGTATTAAATCTAAGAACAAGCCAGGGGTTTGCATTTTTTGGTGCACTACTTCTGCTGCCAGCTATTATTTTATCAAACGCTTCTTGATGCCATACCCAACGTCCGTTTTCTAAACGCACATAGGTAAATACTTCTACATCATCTTCATCAGACTTTGTCTCATCTATGCCTGAGTTAGGCTCGACTATTGGTTCTTCTAAGTCTATGTCAAGAACCTGACGTGATATAAGTTCCTTTGTGACAATCTCTAGCACGTTCCCGTTTCCATCTCTATTAACTACGAAACGGTTAAGGGGATAGTGCTTTAGACCATCTTTGCCCATAAATATTAATGCATTTCCAGAAACAATTAAATGTTTTAAGGCTTGGTTTACAACGACTCTATCAGTAGAAGCATTGATGTAATCCATAACCATCCTTTCCATTTTAGAAAAAGATAGGTCTAGTTCACTTCTAACTTCTGCTGGTAAATCTACACCAAGTTTATCATCTCTAATTTGTAACTTGAAAAATGTAGTTTGGGGTGGTAAGAGAGCTAGACCAAGTTTAGCACTAAGGTTAACAACGGCTTTAGCTCCAATACTTTGCCAAGGTGTTATTAACCTTTTGTGATATGGTCCATCTAAATCATCTCTTATAAGATAAGGCAACGTTAACTCACTACAATCGACTGCGGTGTCAAGGAACTCGGTACGACCATGTGTCAATCGATCATATCTAGTACGTGCCAGCATCATGTTCCTGTATTAACTCCGCCAGCTGGTGTGCTATCTACACCTGTATTAACTGCTGATGCAGCTCCAAGAGATGCAAGTCCTTTCTTAACTGTTTGCTTATCTCTTTTCTGTTTTGCGTTTTGTTGGATCTTTATTGACTCATCAACCTTCTTAGTTTTTTCGTCATCTCCAGCAGCTGATGCAGCTGGCCCAGGACCTTGTATTGAAGGAGCTGGGGTCATTGCTCTTTGCGGTTGTGTCATATTTCTTCTATTTCCGCCTAATATTCCTAGTGATGAGGCGGCTGTTGCTAAACCACCTATAGCACTAATTAATGGTATGACTGGTGCACACATTAGATTTCTTCCTCCATTATGGATTTTATGTAATCAATTACGCTGGCTTGTCCAGCTCTGTACATGATGGTCTGTACGTCTTCTTTAGGATGGATGGGTTTCCAACCAAAATTTTCCTCTAGCCTTGTTAGTAATTTATCTAATCGCTCGTTGTGTAATTTAAGCGTA